CACCTTCGCAAGCCACAGAAAGAAATTTGTCCACCCTTTTCTGCGCTTCCGGCGGCAGATTTTCGTAAAAGTTTATTTCCCCTGTTTGGTATCCGCATCTTACTTTCATTCTCTCCATAGCCTTGATGGCAAGAAATGCACCGTTGATAGCTACATGGTATGCGGCAGGCAATCCGCTTTCCTCATCGCGCGCGTCATGGTCTTTCTGGTAAGCGACCGTATGCCGTAACAGGGCGGCTAACAATCTATCGTCAGAAATATTGCGCCATGATTCGATACCTTCAATACCGTATTTCTCAACGGCAAATTCACGAACCCTTGCTAATGGTTCTAAAATCTCCAATGGGACAAGATTAAGTTGTGCTTTCCCTTCATCAGATTTTACGATTGGCGTTTTCATAAATCTTCCTCCGTTCTGGTTTTTATCTGATACTCATTGCCTTTATTTTCTCTAATTCTGCATGAACGGTGTCCATAACAGAATCATCCACTACTCTTTCTTTCTTCTCCCCGCCCTCAATCAACAGCTTGCTTTTTTCGTCAAATGCCGCGGACAACTGATTGATTCTGCCCTGCATCTCGATTCTGGCAGGATTTTCTTTATTGGAAAGCAAATTCCGCGCTTCTGTCGGCAGTTTTGCGCTCTCATCTTTCTGCATCAGTACAAGCCTGTAAGACCGCTGAAAATTACTCATAACTACTGTCTCGTTATATTCTTCATCCGTAGCCCAAATATGTAGCTGCTCTGGTGTTCCGATTGCACGCTGGATGATGGCAGGCAGTTTCAAAAATTCCTCGGTATATCGGTATCCACTATTCCTAATCGCCATGCTGACTAACGCCCACGCTTCCATTTCATTTAATTCCTGCGGTTTGCTAACGGAATGAACCATATCAACCAACTGTCCGATTGTCGGTGCAAATCCGCTTGTGTCAGACAGGATATAGGATTTCAACGCAACCGAAATCTGCTGATATGTATAATCTGAAAGCATCATTCCCCAAACCTCTGTTGTCTCTGCAATATTCGATGGTCTGAAATTCTGGAAACAGTTACACATGATACGCAGGATTTTCTTCGTTTCCTCTTTTGTCAGCACAAAACACACCCCCTAAAAATTCCAGTTTATATCGCTACTGGAAGCCTTCCCGATTTTCTCCCAAACAATACCTTGATATCCGCTTGAAATGCTTTCATTTATTGCTGTAGATACCGCCGTATCTCCGTATTGTGTTGATTTTTCGGATATTGTTTTTAAAAGTGTCCGCAGACCTCTTTCTTTGTACTTGAAATTTCTCTCTCCCTTGTATGCAATCCAATCCTGCACCGATTCCAACAAGTAATCGGAAATAGCAAACTCGGAAACCATGTCATTCAGCATATCCGCAGAAGATACTTTCTTTACAGAAACGGAAGGAATACTTTTCGGTTCTTCTTCCGTCTGGCAATTATCCGCACCGCCTCTAACCTTATTTACCGTATCCATAACGTACCGCCTAAAATCATCAGACTTAATATGCTTTGCCACATTCTCAACTCCTGCAAGGGTTTTCTCTGACTTGCTCCAGTTGTACTTGTACCATTTGAGAATCAAGACTTCCTTTGTTTCCGCACAGTACCGAATCACGCCATGCACATTTTCAAAACGCCTTATCAGCCTTGAAATTGTATCCTTCGTGTATCCTGTATGGTGCGATATTTGATTAAAACTTACCTCATAGCAGCCACATATATTCGTCTGTGGGTTTGTCAGAAGATAAGCATAGAAATACTTATCCTCTGGCGTGAAATCATCCTCGACCTTGTTATCCGTCCAAAACGAGGTATGAAGGTTCCTGTATAGACCCATGTAATCACCACCTATACTAAGTTAAATGCTTTAATAGCTCCTCCTCCGGCAGATGCCGCTTGATTGTCTCGTCAATTTCGCTCATGGTTCCTCCTTGATCACGATTCCCAACTGTTCCCCCAGCCAATCCAGACCCGCGCGGTTGAAGCGGTACCTTTCGTCCTCGTAGTCCATGTACCCCGCCGAAACAAGCGTATCCAAGTCCCTGTCCTTCCCGAAAAAATAGTTGCGAAAGGGCTTGTAATATCGCTTTCCGTGCCGCGTATAAAGCCTTCGCCCAATATGACGGGAGTTCAGCCCGATCGTGTGCAACGCCTTCTGACGCAGTGTGCAGACGGTGATCGTGCGCCCGTTCTGCTCATAGTAAATATATTCCTCTGCCGGGAGAGTGATCTTCTCGTCAATTTCGCTCATTCCTCAATCCTCCCTGCAGCTCGGACAGAAATGCTCCCATTCGTCCTCGCTCTTGTTATAGTGCTGTTTCCAGCCTTCTTCCCGGATGCCGTGTGAACACGCGCGAAAGCTGCTATACTCGTCCGAATGCTCGTAGCAGCAATCGCAAACCGCATGGTATTTGTTGGTTTCTTTGTTTTTCTCAATCATTCTGCTCCGCTTCGTTTTCTTCCGGAATGTCGAACGCCAAATTCAGAAGATACTCGATAACCTTCAGCATGGCATCTTTTGTAATGCCGTTGTGCGTTGGCATTTTCAGAACTTCATAAATTGCCATTCCTTTCTCTTCGTCCGTGTATTTGTCGCTGTTTACTTGCAAGAATATCTTGCAGGCTGTGCTGATTTTCATGATTGAATAGCTCCTTTCTCTCATTCCTGTTTCTCCACCATCATCCTTTTTGCAATCTCGTATATTACCGGTACGGTCACGCCGTTCCCTGCCTGTTTATATAACTGGCTGTCACTGTTTACCAATTCAGCCCTATCGAAATATTCATCCGACCATCCTTGCAGCCGGAAACATTCTCTCGGTGTCAGTTTGCGGATAGCAATATAGCACTGATATTTTTCGTACCAAACGGCGTATACGGTAAAATTTTCCGATAATTGCACGAAAATACCTTGCTTAATGTCCTGTCCGTTTTCTGCTTTAACCTTTATGCAAACTCTCGGTTCATTTCCATGCGATTGACCTCTAAGCGTTGGTATCATGTCTTTCGGTGCAACTTTTTTCTTTTTCCTTCCTTGCGGGTCTATGCAACCTACAATCTTCGTAGCTAACAGGTTGTCCTTTTGAACCGTGGACAATGTATTTGTGATTCCATCTTTTCTGATTTCGCTCACAAGGAAATCGTGCCTTGAAATATCAAGTTTTCCGCTTTCATAATCTTTCCGAATTTTCTTTCCGTATTCCGTCCTAACATTCCGCAAAATCCCTGCAATTTCAATTCCGATTCCGTGTCTGTCCTGCCCTGTAAGCGTAAACATCGGCTCTCCATTGTCTTTAAACCTTCTGCCGTTCTGTCTTTTCTCTCTATCTGGTGTAAGTACAGGAACGCAAATGCCACTGATTTCCTTTCGCCTGTTGCAAATGCCTTTATGGTATCTCGCTTGCAAGCAAAACGCCTTATCATAAGTTTGTATTCCTGCACTTTTTGACATATCGCAAAATACAGGAATAGGGATATATGGACTCAATCCACCGCCATCCATTTTAGAAAGTGTCGGAGAAATACCATCCACATCATATACACGATAACGATTCGGATTGTCTCGTTTTACACTTTTTATATTCCCGATTTGTTTTATTTGAACACTATTTTCTCTGTCTGCTCCTTCGATAGGAAATACTTTTGCGGTACTTCTCCCTCTAAGATGTCCAATAATGAATACTCTTTCTCTGTTTTGTGGGACGTAATCGGCAGAGTTGACAACTCGCCATTCTGCATCGTACCCGCTTTCGTCCAGTGCAATGAGAAGTTTAAGGAAGTCCGTTCCCCCATTAACGCTAAGTAGGTTTTTAACGTTCTCAATGAATAAGTATGTGGGTCTATCTTTTTCTTCGAGATCTTGCACAAGTCTGATAACTCTGAAAAATAAGCTGCTTCTTGCTCCGTCAAAGCCAAGCTGCTTTCCGGCAACGCTGATGTCCTGACAGGGGAATCCGAAACACCAGCAGTCGGCTTTAGGGATGTCCTCGGCGAAAATCCGTCTAATGTCATTTGCATACCATTCTCCATGCCTGTACTCCTCCTTTTCTGCTTCTGCTACTCTTTTGTTTTTCGGCAACGTGCTTATGTATTCTCGTTCATCGTCTGTCATAATGTGCATCGCTGTATAGCTTGCGACTGCAAATTTATCAAATTCACAGAATCCCACACATTCATGCCCTGCTAATTCCATCCCTCTGCGGAAACCACCGATACCAGAGAAGAAGTCAATGAATTTCACGAATCCACCTCTCCTTTCATCAACTCCATAAACTTCTCATACTGCCGTTCTGAAATCTTGTTTCCCCTCTTATCCTCTCTAATTTCGATTGTGAGGTGCTTTTCGGCAATATTCGATAATTCCTTCGCAAGATTCTTTCTGCCCTGTTCCAAGCCATCACGATATCCCTTGGCGGCTTTATATTCCGCAATCTGCGATTTGCCCTCTCCCTGTGAGCCACTTGTCTTGTTCCGCAACTGATAACCACCATCAGCATATTTCTTTATCCAGTGCTGTTCCGCACTATCCAACTCGGTATCCTTATAAAGCATAAATCCGATTTTCCATCCATACTGATTTGTTTCGGCATCGTATAATCCGTGTTTTTTCAAAGATAGGTCGATATGCTGATAGCCAACAAGATGTTGTGCAAGCCTCGTCAGAATATGTACCGCTTGCCCGATATATGCGTACTTAAATCCGTTTTCATCAATTCTTGTTAGGAAATAAATTCCGCTGTCCTCATTCAATTTTGGATTTACTTTCAGCAGGCGTTCCTTGTTTTTCTTCTCGATAGCTTTTGCTTTCTTGAATTTCTGATAGTCCATCTTTCCACCGCCTTACAAATGCAACTGCATTTCTTCTTTCACAACAAGCATTTCATCTTTTGCTCGTCTGTAAAATTCCTTTGAAATTTCAAATCCGTATGAGTTTCTACCGCACTCCATAGCCGCTCTCAGTGTCGAACCACTACCAGCGCAAGGGTCAATCACGATGTCCCCTTCGTCCGTAAAAATTTCAATCAGTTTCTTAATCACCGCTACGGGTTTCTGCGCTGGATGAATTTTAGGAATCTCTTTTCCGTCCTTCTCCCATGCGAACCAATTAAAAATCATCCGTCCTGTGCCGCGAATATTCTTCCCGTTCTCGTCCTGCTGACAGCCGTTTCTAAACTTTGGTAACCTTCCACGATAAAATACAAGGGCGTATTCTGTCGCACCTACAATACGCATATTCGCCTTTAAAACCTGCGGACTGTAATTTTTGCAGAAAACCAAAGGTATGTAGTTTACAAATCCATGCTTTTTAGCAGCGTTTATCAGTGTCGGCATCTGCTCAAAACTGCAGAAAACAATCATGCACGGGCTGTTGCTGCTTCTGCCACGTGATACGGTTTTCGTATCTTCTTTCTTCAACAGTTTGCTGCAAAAATGAAAATACTCGTACAGATTGAAATTAAAATCTGTATTAAAAGCTGCTTTTCCGGCAAGTTTGCTTTCGCCGTTTTTATTGTCCCCACCTTTATACCACATGGGATTACTACCGTAGAAATTCGTACCCACGTTGTAGGGGATATCGGCAATAACAAGTTGTGCTTTCGGGATGCCGTACCGCTTATAATTTTGGAAATTGTCATTGAACAATTCTGTTTTGATGTCTTTCAAATCCATAATCTTACCGCCTTTTCCGATTAACCTCTTTCTCAACTCTTTCAAATTCTTCATCAGATATTCCGAATATCTCAATATAGTCATATTCCGGCGCATACAACACCAATATATTGTCCTTCTTATAAATAGGCACCATGAAATCGCCCACAATATTCGGAGTATCAAACATTTGTATCCCTTTTTCAAAATTCTCTTTCAAAAAAACGATTAAATTTTCTATTCTCAAAATCAGTCTCCACCCTTCTTATTTTTTAAAACGGCAAATCGTCATCTTCAATGGTATTGTCAATGGGATAAAAACCATCCGTGTTACTCTGCGATTTCGGCGCATCACTTGTCTGCCCTGCACTGCTGCTTGCCGCTTTACTCTCGGCAAACTCGAAAGATTTCACGATAAAGGATACCGTGTTCTGTTTCTTCCCTTCCCTGTCAGTGTATTCATTCTGCGCAGCTTCGCACTCAAGGATGATTTTCGTACCCTTCTTAACAAATTTATCCATTGTTTCCGCCGTTTTGCCGAAAGCAGAGATATTGAAAAAGCTCGTTTTCTTCTTATCCCCATATCCACTCTCAACCGCAATGGAGGTTCTTCCGACCGCAAGAGGATTTGCGGACTGCGTGTATCTGAGTTCAACATCTCTTGTCGTTCTACCGACAAAAATACATTTATTCATTTCTGCTTGTCCCTCTTTCTTCTAAAGTATTCGTTCTTCCGGTAATCCGCCTGATTTTCGATGAACGCCTTCTTTTGCATTTCTTTTTTATTTTTCAAATGCTTCTGATTCCAAATCGTGAATATCTCGCATTTTGAATGACATCCAGCGTTCCTTCCTTCGCATCCATAGCAGGGGCAAATGCCGTCCTTTGCCTTGATATTTGCATTTAAGGAAAACTCATACCTTCCCATTGCTCAACCACCACCCGTCATTACGCCCTGCAACGTACACATTCGCCGCAGGACACGCTTTTTTCATGCGCTCGATGAATTTATCAGAATCTGCATTATCGGCTGATAGATGGCACATTATGACGTTATGCAAGGAATCAGAATTATTCGCCCTTACAAACTCACAAGCTGTTCCAATCTCCAAGTGACCGCCGAAAATATGATTCTTTTTCCCCTCGTTATCTGGATAAATCATATTCCTGTCATAATTCACGCCGAGAAGAATATGGTTTATATTTTTGAACCGCCATTTGACAATAGCCGTATCAGTGATATAAAGCATTCTTCCCATTTCTTTGTGCATAATCAGAAAACCGAATATCGGGCAATCCGTTCCGTCTGCATCTGTGTGTGTCCATCTGCCGCCAATCGTTGTAAGGTCAAACGCCTGCACTCTAAAACCAGAAATATTTTTCAAGCCGATGTCGCTTTCGTTTTCATACGGCTTTAAAACAGGAACACCCATTCTTTCAAATTCATTGACCGATTTTGAGTGGTCAGCGTGTTTATGGGTAACAATCGCACCGACAACATCAGAAATTTTCCAACCGATTCCTTTCTTAATTTTCTTTTCGTTCTCCCCCAAGTCCAAAAGAAGAATCTCTCCTGTGCCTGCAATAAGTGCGTGGCAATTTCCGCTTGAACCCGTTGCTATCGTTTTTAGCAGCACTTTCGCACCTCCTAACGATTATTCAATACCATCAACATGGTATCTTCCTATTGCAATACATCTTAATTTCGTCAAGAACAACCTCCACAACATCCATGTCTTACGCAAGAATTAAAAACCAAATCTATTTCTCTTGCATACTGACGGTATTGTTCCGGTAATTTGTTTAAGTATATTTCCCATTCTCCTGAGTGCGTGCGATATTCTTCATCTATCCATCCTCCAGATTGCCAAAACGAATCATAATTAGAATCATTAAATTTTGATGTTTTCAAACAATAATCCTTATAATCATGACCGAATTTAACTATTTCTCCGTCAATTTTTAAAGTCAATACCCCCCTGCAAAGATTAGGGAAAGAACCTGTATAATTGACAAATTCAACATGTTCTGTTTTTGAGATATTCTCTGTGTTTGTATCGACTATCATCATCACACCCCACTATCATACGGAAATCGAAAGACTCTCGGATAATTGAAAGCGAAATAACTTCCGTTGATACTTTTTGTTTCTTGGAAGTTTACGTATTCCGCTCTCAACATTTTCATAGCCTTTTCGGCTTTTTCTTTTGTTGAGTATTCTCCCATTACACAACATATTTTTGCTGTATTTGCTATAGGCTCTGCAATAACTTGCTCTTGGTGTATATTGTGCGTTGAGATTGCCACGAATTCATACGGTAAATCAACTTTTCCGTTCTGACTAATAATTCTCATAAATCATCCCTCCTGCACAAATTCCCCATCAATGATGTTTTCTTCGTCAAAATCAACGGCATTTGCACTTTCCACAACATCATCCTGTGTCTGGCGGTATGCATCATCCAGTTCAATTTGTGCCTGTCTTGCCATCTGGTCATAATTTTTTGGATACTTTCTTGTTGCATTGTTACACATTTTCCGCTGAATCATGCTTTCTGGTGTATCCAACCACGCACCGCTGATAAATGGTCTGGCAATTTCACATTCCAACATATCATCAACCGTATCACACGCTCGCAATGCGTTCAGAATTTCATCCTTCTTTGCCTTGATTTCCTCTTTCTGCTTTGGCGTTGCCTTGTATCTATCCTCGCAAACACCGAATGTAGCGTTCATCATATTCTGCTTAACGTGAGCCAAAAGGTTGACCTTTACGCTTGCTCTGTCAGCTGTCAGATATGTTACTGTGCCGTCCGTCAATTTTACTGGATATACCACCCGAACCGCTTTATCTGACAATCCTTTTTCCTCCCATTCTGGCGGTGTCAGTTCCAAACCCTTATGTTTGGGTGGGATATAGGTATCTCCTTCTTTGACTACCCAATATGGATAAACTTGTTCGACATCCTTGCCGTAATGAGAGAGAAGGGAATCATATCCTGCACCCTCGATACCCATTTCAACAACCTTTACCCACTCGTTCCCACGCTTTACATTTCTAAGCTGGAAATAACATTCTCTCGGATATGCCGAAGGGTTCAATTTCAGACCTGCGCAGTTTTCAACGATACCCCTCAAGTTGCTTGTATCGAGTGAATTCATGTTCGCTTTTCCATCGTTCTTTACAAGATTGTAAATGCTGCCGACCGCCTCCATAGCGCATTTTCTGGAATATTCATCAAAAATCACGCCGCAAGCCTCATAGTCTTTTGCAATCAATCCTGTAATTTCGTTGCTCCATCGACTTAATGCCGTTGTAAATTCCTTCTTTTCTGCCACCTGTGTATTTTCAGCCATTATTTCATTCCTCCTCCAACGGTCTGTTCCAACATTCTTCGCATTCTTCTGAAACAAATTGTTCGTCCGTATCTAAAAAGCACTCTTTATTTGTCGCATATCCCAACGAATGAGGGCAAATTTCCGGAAATTTGTTATATGCCAGTTCGGCTTTCGGATACTTCTCCAAGAAATCCTGCAAAAGTGTTTTTCTTAGATGTTCCTCAGACCACTTCTTCACGATGGCGACCACTTTTTCTATATCATTAAAAACCCACTTACAAGGCATACAACTGCGAGATGAAGAATCTTCCATTGGGCAATCACTACAAAACGGATACTTTTGACACATTCTATGCCATTCTCTCAAAAACTCTAACGCCTTCATTTCTGCCATTCTGCATCGCTCCTCACATGCTTCATATGTCTTCTCGAAAATATCTGGTTTACAGGGATAAAGTTCTCCCTTCACGCCGCGAATCACATAGTCCCCAACACTCACATGGTGTGTCCCCTCTAATGTATCAATATAGAGTTCAATAGGCGGTTTTTCTCCATCCTCACTATCGTAGTGCATGATGCCATTTTCAAAGGCATTTACAGCCCAATCAGGGACATAATATTTACCATCTGCACCTTTTAAATCTCCATCATATTTAAACGCTTCAATTACCACAGGCTTCTTTCTATATTTCATAACCATCACTCCACTTCCTTAATTTCTCCATTTTCCAACCGATACCATGTGTCCTCTTTATATGTATCCCCATCAATCTGGATTGCCTTGTAATTGACGATTTCTCCTTCGTCATTTCGCTCTACCATAACAATCACACTGCCGATACCGCCTTTAGCTTTGCCGCCGTTTTCAGAAACCATGATAGAATGTTTTCCGCC